ACAGCACTATGCATAATGTTATAAAACACAAGATAGTCTGCACTTTTTAAGGTTATACCCTCACGACCGGACACAGTTTGTAAGGCTATAACCTTATACTTACCGGAGTCGAACTCATCTATATCTGTCGTTAGTTCTTCACCATATACCTCACGTAGTGCATCTAACTCTGCCTTGAATACATAGAAGATTCCTATCCGTGAATTGGCAAAACGCTCTTTAATATACTCTGCTTTACTGAAGTCAAGTATCATTGAGTTACCACTCTCAAACTTAACTGTGCCACTATACAGCTGGTGTACTTTCTGCAACAGCTTCGCAGCTGTGTCTGCGAGTATCACCTCATTCTTCCCCTGCACAACTCTGTCTGCGAATAGTTTCTCAACCATATCGTATGTGCGTGGTAGCATCTTAACATGCAGCACCTCCTCATCTATGGTAGACTTGAACCCTGCCTGCTCCTGTGTATAGGTTGTCATAATGTACTGTAGGTCAGCCATTATCTTATCCTCTATTCCATGTGAGTAGTCGTTGTACATGAACGCACCAACTCTCTTCTGTGCAGGCCTTACATAGTCTGCTGCCCACTTATAGAAGTTAGGATATCTTCTCCAAGGAGAGTAGTCCGATATCCAGAACTGATGGTACATCTGACTGAATGACTCTGGTGAAGGTGTACCACTCAGCAGGATGATTGGCTTATCGGAAAACAACTTCTTAAACAGCTTGGCTCCTGTGTTAGGCTTGGCTAGAGATCCGAAGCGATGGGACTCATCGTGTATCACAACATCGAACTTAGATGGATTCTCAATCTTGTGCATGGACTCGTTGTTGGTAACTGTGATGTTGAAGTGATTATCAAAACCAAAGTCACGATAGTCTTCCTCGATGTTCTTGATTGCTTTCTTCTTAGTCAGGAACAACACTTCTTTTGCACAATATAACCTACACACCTCCATAGATGTTGCAGTCTTTCCGGTCCTTACACTCCATGCCATGTATAGTATGTTGTGCATCTTAAGGATGTTACATCCATTGACAGCACCTTGAGATTGGTAGCCTCGTAGTTCTTTCATATGAAGCCTACATCATAACACCAGATAGGTGTTTGTTCTCCAACATACCCACCGCTTACATTGTAGTTAAAATGTTCAATGGCATCTTCACTACTCATGTCTTCTTCAAGTATCTCAATACACTTAGAGACTGAGTATATTAATCTCATGCTGTGTACATCAAAACCAATTACTGCTTCATTAAATCCATCTGCAATCATAAATGTTTCATCTGGATAGTTTTCTAAAATACTATTTAACATAATAAATAAATTAAAAATTAAACTCACCTTGTTCATCAGGCTTCATCTCGAACCTGATCATCTTACCATTACTACTCCTAAACGTTACCGGACGCTGATTAAACTGGAACTCTCCCCAAAGGTCTACCCATCTGTAGAACCTAGCAAGAGGTATACAGTACTTACCTCGCTCGCTGTAGTCAGGGTTCTGTAGCACAAAGCTACGATGTAAGTCTATGCCTAACGTCTCGGATCCGTTCTTAGTCATCACGTTGAACCTATCCTTACACCACTCATAGAAGTCCATAGAAGTCTCAGCGATAAACTTCCTCTCGCGAAGGTTCTTGAACTGACTCTCCTGTAGTCCATTACGAAGGTACAACTGTAGGTTAGCTATCATGTAGTTGTCGAACCTAGCCCACTCATCCTTATCCCACTCTGTGAACAGCTGATGCCCAAACTCATGCTCAGGAGTAAAGCCTTTGTGGTAGTGCTGTGCGAACTCAAGCTCCCACTTACGTCTCTCAAAGGAATTACCTGCACCTTTAATCGCATAGTTCGTTGTGATAATAATCTTAGGACTCTTCTCGAAAGGTATCTTAATTGCGTCCTTATTCTTCTTCTCAAGCGTTATCCCTTCCGTAATAATGGAGAACAGCTTCTCAAAGTCAAAGTACCGGCTAACGTCATCAAACACCAACAACTGAGTATCTGCCGACACTGTCTGATATGGGAACGACTTGTTAAATGTAAACGACTTACCGTCTATAGTCACGCATCTCTTCATGTGGCCTAGACTATTAACAAAGATACCCTTACCTGTTCCTCCCTCTGGATTGTCGCTGATTACTTCATCGTTAATGATTACAGCTGGAGCATAGCTTGGTGGCTTGTAGCTATGCATGAGGTATCCTGCTGTCGATTCGATTGATCGTATCCTTATGTCATCCTTCCCTCCGATGTTGGCTATGAACTTCTTGTACACTGCGTTCTCATAGTCAGCCTTGACAAAGTCTCTGTTGATTATCTGCTTCTCCCAAATGTATCCATCGATGTCGCTGTAATCCATAATCTCTACATCGTTGGCTGTCACCTTGACCATACAGTTACGATAGTACAGGTATGCTGTATGTGCATTGTCTACCATGATGTTAGGCTTAATGGTGTTAAGGAATGACAGGTGGTCTTCCTTGAATAGGCCCTTCTTATCAGCGAAGTAGTTGTAGATACTCTTATCCTCTAGCTTATAGAGATAGTCATTCAGCACCGCGTCCTTGATGGTAGTATCATATGCGTCTGAGATGATGTTATTGCCAACCTGCACAAACACGAACGTGTTACCATTCTCAACGTAGTACTTACCATACCCCATGTACTCTAGGTATTCCTTGTACAAGTGGTTGATATGCACCACGTTTCCTCTTGTGTTCTTCGACCAGAAGATAGTAACGTCATTGTCGTTGGCATCCTGAGTAATACTCTTAATAACATCCTGACTAACCGATGCGTTACGGCTCATGATTTCCCCAAGTGGCACACCTTGCTTGGCCATAGTACGGATGCTGTCTGTCCTGCTGTTGTCCTCATAGAACTTCGTTCCGTGTGCAGATACGTTCTTGTATGCACTGCGTAGGATGTTAAGAATCTCGCGCTCCTTTCCTCCCTCGTCATAGGACAACAACACTTGTCGTGCATCGCTCTCTGATACACCGAAGTCATTAAGCGCAGCAGCTAGAATGAATAGGTTATTATTCTTCTGACCTTGTACCATACCGAAGTCACGCTCCCACCATACGAGTAGTCTACGCACAATCTCTTCGTGGTTTGTCAATCGTATAGTACTACGGCTAGTCTTCGTGTCATACACTAGGTGTTCTTCCTCTGTGAGGTCTTCCCATAGTGTGCTGTTCTCATTAATGTATAGGTCTGGATCCCATGACTCGAAGCATACCCTACTGATATCCTTAGTGGTAGTATCGAACTCAGGTACGTTGTAGTATCTTTTAAGTGACAGGAAGAAGTTAACATGGTTGTCGATGCTTGGTGGTATCTTTACTAGTACCTTCAAGCCATCTCCAGATGGGCTAACAAACACCGCGTATGAGTACTCGTCATTGATTAGGAACGCCTTGTAGTCAAGCATGCTCCACTCATCTAGAAAGCCATCGAAGTCTATGCATATCAGACCGCTGTGTTCTACGATTCCTTGCTTGCTTCGGTTGATGAACTTACCACTAAAACAAATGGCTGGAAGTAACTTCTTTAGTTCGTTACGCTTGGACTTGTTGTCAGCACCTTCGTACATGCGTATCTTCTCACACAGTTCTCGTGAGTTGCCGTTCTTTATCCTGTCCAACACCTTCTCTACCGGAAGGTAATAAGGACTATCTGTTTGTTTTAAATCTCTAAATAACGTTATCATGATTTTAATTTGGTTAAAAAACCCACAGACATTACATCTGTGGGCTGAACTGTTTACGGTTATAGATTAAAACGGAAGCTCCTCGTCATCACCTGGTATTACTTCTGTAATCGCTGCTTCAGGAGCTGAACTACCTGCTGACTCAATGCGCCATGCCTCTAGTGTGTTGAAGTACTTTACTTCTCCTTGTGGGGATGTCCACTCCCGACCACGTAGGTTGAAGGATACAGTAACGTTTTGTCCTACACCATAGGAGTTAATGTTGTCGCATTTAGCTTGCGTCAGTTGGAACGCAACATGCTGTGGATACTGATCGTGAGGAACAGTCAATACGAACTCACGCTTGCTAAACTTTTCTGATACAACCACTGTATCACCAATGTGCTTAAGCACACCTTCTACTTTGAAATCACTCATCGGTTTTTATTTAATAATTGCTCTTTATACTCTGCTGCGAACTTCATTGCAGCCTTTATTCTTCTCTCCATGTGTTCGATGTCTGCATCTGTAAGCTCGACATCAACCACCGTTAAACGCATATTCAACGGAACGTTACTCATAACATGCAAGCTGTCATCCTCCCACTCCGGAACAAGCCCTTCAGGTGTGTCTGCTAGCGCATAGAATACTTCTCCGTGTCTCCACTCTTCGCCTGTCATCATCTTAAGCATGTACAGGTATGTCTTCACCTGCCACACATGC